TTATTTTGACGGCCTGGCAATGGCACCGACTCGGCGGTATACCCGCTCGGTGATGTCGCCTTTGGTGTGTCCAAGGAGCAGGCTCGCCTCACCGACGTCAGTTATTTCCGAGGCGGCTTTTGGCCGGATGTCGCGGAACTGAAACTCTCCAATTCTGCCCGCCAGAAGCGTGTCGCCAGCTTCGATTGCTTCCAATCGAGCTGCCTCCCTGGCGATGTCCCAACGCTTTCTCAGCATCGTCGCAGTCATCCGCTTACCGTGTCGGTTCACGATCAAATAGCTCGAGAGGTGGTGAGCATTGCGCTCCGTTATCTTCGTGATCAGTTGCCCCAGGGTATTTGCCAACCCGCCGGCATTGATCTGGATGCGAAGTTTCTTGTGGGTTTTGTTCTGCTGCACCATCAGATAGTCCCCCTCGACGTCATCCTTCCGCATAACCAGGACATCTGCCGGCCGCTGACCGGTTAGGTAGGCCAGGTCCATCGCGTCTTTCAGCTCTTGTGCTGCTTTCTTGTAAACCGCCTCCCAAACCACGTCATTTGCGTAATAGTCCCGCGGCTTTTCCTTGTTCTTGCGGACGCCCTGGCATGGGTTTTCTTTTGTCGTCAGGCCCCATTCCCGAGCCGTATTGAAGATATGAGAGAGGGTCGCAATTTCGCGGTTTGCCCGTACCTTTGCTGTTCTTGCATCCCGGTATCCGGCAATCGTTGCTGGTGTGATTGAATCGATCGGGGCACTGTCGAACATAGGGCGCAGTTGTTTGATCTCTGCCAGGTTGTCCTTTTGTGTACGCGCCGCTTTCTTCGGGACGATGTCGCGGATGTAACGGTCGAAGATGCCCTTCATCGTGCGTAGGTCGAGCGGTTTCTCCTTGGCTTCAAGTTCCGCCCATTTGATTCTGGCCTGGTCCAGATCCTTGCCCAGTGGGATCGCCTTGCCGGTGAGGTCCAGATAGTAATAGGCAATCCAGTCCTTTCCGCTTTTTCGTTTCCGTGTCCATTGATACATCCGTGGCGGTAAATTGCGTGTCTCGGGCTTGCGGGGTCGCATATCAATTCACTCGCGAGAAGTCAGGCGTCCATGCAGGGACCGACGGGGGAGCGTTTGGATCGACGATGGCCGGGGAGGGCACGCCCAGCTTCATTCGGGCGTACATCCGGCCAACGAGTGGGCGTTTTCCGCGGCTTTCTACGAACACCCACTGCCGATCAATCAGCCACCGGCGCTGATATGCCCTGGCCTTATAGCCGGTGAGTACGGCAAGTTCTTCGTCCGAGAGGATTTCGGTTTCCATGATGATGCTCCATGCCGCGCGTGGTGGCAGAACGTGGGAGGGTTAGTGCTTTTCGAGAGAGGTGGTGACGGCTTCGAACCATGTGGCGCGCATTCCGAGCGGATGCCAGGCCACGGTCGCGGCCTCGATGCCGCTGCAAACGCTTCCGTAAGTGATGGGCAAGGGGATACCTCGTCGGTATATTATGAGGGATATAAAAATATGGGGATCGAAATGCGGCTCTTTCACTACACGGATGTTTCTGCTGTAAAGGCAATTTTTGAACGTAAGAAGCTGTGGCTTACTGACCTGAGATTTATGAATGATTCGGAAGAAATGAATCATGGGATAAATCATATATTGAGTTTTTTAGATGATGATGGAGTGCAAAAAAGATTATATGGTGCGCACGCAGCTACAGCTACAGAGTTTCTTCGAGATTCTCTGGGTGAGCATGTAGAGAGTTATATGAACTACAATCCGTTGTTTGTCTGCTCATTTAGCCAGGCGAACGATTTGCTGAGCCAGTGGAGAGCATATGGCAGCTATGCCGTTGAATTTACTGCGGACTTGATTGGACAAGACCTAGTTTCATGCCTGTATGACCCACTGGACAAGTCTCATGCGGCTTACGATGCGACTTTAATAGCGTTACGGGGGGTTAGTAAATACTTGAGCGAAAATGGTGGGGAAGTTAGTCCCGGTGTACATCAAGAATATTCAGATCTAATCAAGGTGGCTGCGACTCTGAAGCATGAAAGCTTTCAAGAGGAGCAAGAGGTTCGGATGATCATCGAGAAAATTGATTGCGATTATCCTTTTCTTTTTCGCGCGCGGGCTGGGATTCTTGTGCCATATATTGAGGTCCCAATAAGCTTGAAGAGTGTCAGAAGTATCAATATTGGGCCTATGAGGGATCAGGAACTGGCGTATAGATCAATGTGTATGTTCATTGATGAGGTTATGCGGTTGGATAACTACGTGAACGTTTCACCAGATGGTATCGCTGTCACAAAATCCACTACTCCATTCCGAGCAGTCTAGGAGTAGCTCATGCTGGCGTGATTCGTTGAAGTGGGGTATTTGTGTTCGGCCCGGCATGGCGTCGGACTTTGGAGCAATAAATGAAACGAGACTACACAATATTCGTAAAAATAGGATTTTTTTTCTTAGTTATCCTGTTGGTCTATGGGCTTTACTATTGGTTTTTGTATTCGGGATTCCCGGCGGCCGACGAGTCAGCCACCCTCAATGGAGTAAGATCCGGAACATTTGGTGACGCATTTGGAGCGTTGAATGCTCTATTTTCGGGAATGGCTTTTGCCGGTGTTGTAGTTACTCTTTATCTCCAGCGGAAAGATATAGAAGATGGGCAGCATGAAATTGCACGTCAACAGTCTGAAGCAGCTCGTCAAAAAGAAGAGTCTCAGTTCTATAATATGCTTAGCCTTCAGCAGAGTGTTGTTCAGGGGTTTGATTTGCACAAAACCGCTACTGATGGGACAGCAAGTGATTTTGGCTCCGACATAATTCGGGGTAGAGATTGCTTTAAGACTTGGACGGCGCAGCTAAAGAGTTCGCATAAAAGAAATATAAGTGTGAACGGCGCGACAGATCTTCAATGGACTTACGAGAATGTCTGGAAAAAACATAGAGGAGATTGGAGTATTTATTTTCGAAGTCTTTATAACTTGTTTAAGTTTGTCTCTACTAGTAGTCATGCGGACAAGCGCTGGTTAGGGAATGTTGTTAGGTCTCTGATATCTGATTACGAATTGGTAATTCTTTTTTATAATTGCCTGTCGCCAAAAGGTGAGAAGTTTAAAGTGTTTGCAAATGAGTTTGCGATTTTTGATAATCTTGATCCAACGCTGTTGCTTGACCCCAAACATGCCTTACAGCTTGATAAAGAGGCTTACGGAAAGAACGAAGAGATCCTAATTCTGTTTCCAGATTAAGTTTGGGCTCAATACCTCATCGCCCGGCTCGCGCTTAAGCTCAGCCAAACTAGCCGCCTCAAAAACTTGCGACACTTTTTCGCTAGGCTCGTAAGGTGTCGTGACACAGCGGAGCATCCGAGCCTGTGCTTCGAAGTTGGCACCGATCAGGTTGATCAACAGTCGCTGATGAATGTCTTGCTGGTTGTTGATACCGTGGGCGGGCATTACCTTTTTCAAGTCGGGCTTGAACACGCCGGCCACCTCAACCGTGAACTTCTCGATGCCCAGCGCGGCATTCTTGGCGGCTTCCTTCTCGCGCTTCTTGCGCTGCTTGATGGCTTCCGCCGTCAGCTCCTGCTGTTCCTCGGCCATGGCCTACCTCTTCAATTCCGCAGGCCGGCAAGTCCAGTCACGTCTGTCGTCGGCGCTGGTGCGCCCGGTTGATCATTCGTTTCATTTGGGAGAGGCGAACTTGAAGCCGTTCTCTCTGGCGATCAGCTCGATTCGCTTCTGCCGGATACGAGTTTGCGTTGCTGCTGCGCTGGACGTAATGCCTGTCGCCGCCAGAGCCTTGAGCATTGGGGCGAGCTTGTCGCGTTCGGCACGCAGGCGTTCGCTGTGGCCGCTGGCACCGGAGAGGCTGGTCTCGCCACTTACGCCAGATGCGATAAGCTGAACCGACTTACCAGCGCCGAAGAATTGATCTAGTTGCTGGTTCAGGGTGGTGATGATCGGGTCCCGCGGGTTGGGCATTGGTACGCCGATCATTTCCGATCACCTGACAGCGGGAGCTTGATACCGTCGGTGCGCGCTTCCAGTACTTGGGCATAGTTAATGGCTTCTTTCCACGTCCAACGAAAGCCTTTGGTCAAGCCAGTGGAGCGCTCAATGATGTGATACGCCTTTCCCTTGGAGACGACCTGGTAGCGAATCTTTTGCACGGGCAGCTCCCTGCCAATCATTGAGTAGAACTCGGACGTGGCGATGACTGCGCGGAGGCGCAAGGCCTCAAGGCCGGCGAAGCGCTGCTGCAGGAGTGATTGCATGGCTGGTTCCTCGGTGTGGGTTGCGTGTATTCGTCAGCACCCGGCCGTCTGCTGGTTGCCGTTCGGCGCAGGGGAGGGTGCTGACGGATAAAGGCGGGAAAAAGAAAGGCCCGTGGACGTTCGGGCCTTTCGCAGATGCAGTGATTTTCTGGCTTTGGTCTATTTCATGGCCGTCGCCCTCTATGGGAGTGAAGTGGAAAAACTATTCCGGCTAGGTGCAATTTGTTTCCGGTCCTACTGGATGCAGGGGCCGCATTGCGCGGTGCAGAATTCATCTGCATCGGGCAGTTATCGTCAGGCAGACATGGCGCTGGTGGTCTAGCCGTGAGCGATGGATAGATCACTGATCACGCAAATCGAGCCGTCCTCAGGATCGGTTGAATCGGAGTAGTCGATCTGGTTGTACACGCCGCCGTGGAAAGCGAGAGTCTTCGTATCCCAGGTGTTGTCGAGGCGCATGATTGCGGAGGTAGATTTGGCGCCGTTGCAGCTGGCAGATACGGATACAGCGCCGCTCAAATTGGCGTGAATATTGATCTTGAAGAGTGCGCCGAGCGGCACGTTTTCCAATACCGTCGAGTTGACCGGATCGTCTTGCAGGTAGCTCGACCGGAACCCCATGGTGATTTTGCCTTTGTTCCAGAACACCTTTACCGGTGGGCGTTCAGAACCCTGCACATGAATTTGGCCGATCACGACCTTCTGCAATGAATTGACCTTCGTCAGCCGCATTTCTTGACGGCACCAATGGTCTGCGGCACTGGCAAACAGCCAATAACCAGGCTCTTTCCATTCACAACGAGTTCGATGGACGCTTTTACTGGAAGCGCCAAGGGTTGGCGCTGTCATCTGCAGCGATCCGTTGGGAAGCATCGAGATGACGCTTGGGCATTCGATCAACGCTCGCCAGCCGATCAAGTCCAGGGAGATAGGGTTTGTGTCGGAAATTGGAAGCGGGGTGGCGATGATGAAATTGCTAATATCTACACTCATTGTCGATTCCTTATTTCATTTGATGTCACCTGTGCTCTGTTGAGCCCTTCGCTTGATGTAGGCCTACATCCCACTGCACCCTGGCTCCAAGGTGCAGAAGTGATGCTCAGTCAGCCTGGAGCGCTTCGATAGCCTGCCGGTAGTTAGAGGCGGTAGTCCGGCTGTTGGCCGCGTCTTCGTACCGGCCTTCCTTCTCCTGAATGATCGCGTTGCGTTCGTAGTTGGTGGCACAGGCGTCAAGCAGATCGACAGCAAATGTGTGCGTCATTGAGTTCTCCAAGGTCATGCGTGGTGGTCGTAGGCTTCAGCGCGCTTTACCGTCCGAACCTGGGCGATACGGCGCTCAGGAGCGCGGCGATCACGGCGCATCGAGTCGCCATCGGGAATTGCGTGCATGGCGATCAGCGCTGCTAGAACAAAGCACACCGGAGAAATAATTTGGCGTCGCATCGCTTCGGCCACCAGAGCGGCACGGCGGGTGACCCCGAGCTTGAACATTGCATTGGTGAGGCGTTTCGCCACGGCAGCTGGCGAAATGCCGACTTCCCGAGCGATTTCCTTCGCGGTCAGCCCAAGGGCTACCCATAAGAGGAACTGAAGTTCCCGTGGTGCCAGGCCACGTCCGAGGTGACCCTTCCATGTGCCATTTACGATCTCTGTTTCCATCGCGTTGACTCCCGGTTGTTTTCCCAATGCACCCGGCAAACCAGGTGCATCAGTGAAACTTTCCGTCCTATTGCCGCCGGAGGGGCGGGGCGCATTGCTTGCCGGGTCATTCGCTCGGTCAGGGCTTGTAAGGGGTTTCACCTCGAGCAGCCGTCCAGGTTGTTCCTGTCGTTGGCAGGCTTTCGGGTCTGTCTGCTCGCCGGTCGCCGACAGAGGCAATGCGGTTTATTGTTTGGTGCGCTGATTGTTAAAGAGTGACGCGGCTTTCGCTGCTGGGCCGATTATGTGTCGGCATGGGCAAAATATAGGTTCACACATATTTTGTGTCAATGGGTAAACCCATAAAATTTATGACGAGCGATAAAAAGCCCGCATTGCGCGGGCTTTTTTTACAGGTCGACGTATTTCTGCCAGCCGATCCTTACGCTGTCACCTTCCAGCCGGTCGACAGTAATTCCGTCCGTATCATCAAGCTCCTGAAGCACTCGCTCCCAAGCATCAGGGAGCTCGTCTTCCCGCCTGGTGATCTTAATTACCTGCACCTTTTGTACACCGGGGTCGGACACCATACGTTGAATTCGACGACCGACTTGTTCATAGGAGCTTGGGGTGAAAGTAATGCTTGTATTGCCGGTGCTCATTTCTCTTCCTTGGGTTTACTGTATGAATAAACAGTATTTGATTCGAAGGCAAACGGCAATACAGGTAGAGTACATTTGTACTCTTTAAGGTGGCGGACACAAAAAAGCCCGCTGAGGGCGGGCGGGTCTTGAATCTGAAAATCCAATCGAATTCTTAGAGCTTGCCTGTCATGCGCACCGCAACACCAATGATCCGGCAGTCTTTATCGCACTCGACCATTTTGTAAGCTGGGTTCAATGGCTTCAGGTAACGAATTCCACCATCCTCCACCAGCTTTTTGAAGGTCGCCTCGTTGCTCGCAGGCAGTTTGGCGATAACAAGCTTGCCAGGTTTGACGTCCGCTTCGGTGTCTACAAGGATCATCATCCCTTCAGGCACGCTAACACCTGCGGGGGCTGTCATTGAGTCCCCTTTAACCTCAAGCCAGAACGCAGGTCCCTTCGAGTCGTAGTCGGAGACTTCATATCTGTCGGAGAAGCCGTCTGGGTAAGGCTGAACTGCTTCCTCCCAAGATCCCGCAGACACCCAACTAATCACCGGATACCGGTAAAGCATCTGTGGCTGAACGACGTCCTTTACGTTGGCGTCTTCAGGGCGGTCTGAGACCATCTGACCGGACCCGCTTTCAATCCATATAGCCGAAACACCGCACGCCTTAGCAATGGAGGCGTTATAGGAGGATCGCTGGGATCTGCCTCTTTCAAGATCTGAAATAGAAGCCTGATCGATGCCCACAAGCTTCGCTAGCTGGGCCTGGGTTAAGCCGGCATGCCGTCGAGCAGCCTTGATTCGTTCTTTATATTCCATGCCCCGATTATTACTGGCGAACCCATATCGTTGCAAAGTGGTATGCCCATGATCTACGATATGGGTATTCACATAAGGAGGGGCGGAATGAACACCATCTTTAAAGACCTCGTTGCCTTCTTCGGAACGCAAGAGGCCACAGCCGAGAGACTCAAGGTCGATCAAAGCACTGTTTCTGGCTGGGTCCGGGGTAAGCACGGAATGTCTCCTGTTATTGCAAAGCGGGCGGAAGCATTGACCGGCGGATCCTTCAAAAAAGAAGACCTTTGCCCAGCTTTTCCATGGTCCGAGATGGCGAATTGATTCGAGGGTTGTCACCTCGGTGGAAGCAATTATCTGCCTAGGGGCGAGCCAATATCACTGTCTCGAAATAGATGTGAATTCATCCAGTAGTAGGGCTGCGGTAGCGAGCAACAAACGCGACACCATCGGCGGGGGCCGATGAGCAATGAAGGCGCAGTCGGCAGTCAGCCGCTCGCGCTAGGAAGACCATTTGGGGAAAGGATATGGACGGTAATACATCAGGACGTATGGGGACATCGAACGCTGAGGGCAGTAGCTCAGTCGGCGGGATGGGTCGCGTCTGCGGAAAACCAATCGTCTGAATTTAAGGCACAAAAAAGCCGGGGTGCGACCCGGCTTCTTCAACAACTTGTAAAACAATGCGGGGCCATTATGAACACGATCATTACTTCAAGCAATACCGGGTGCGGAACGGCACCTTTTGAGCAATCGAAAAATGTGTCACGGCTCATTGTCACGGTTGAACCAGAGACTGGAGATCAGCTGTGAGCACCATAATCATGAGCTTGTGCTGGCCGCTTCAGGGGATGAGCGGGCCACAGAAAGCTGTGCTGATCTCGTTGGCTGATAACGCAAACGATGAGGGCGTTTGCTGGCCATCGGTTGCCCGTATTTCAGAACGCACCTGCCTTGCTGAAAGGACCGTACAAACGGCCATCAAGTGGCTGGGTCAGGTTGGCCTGCTGTCTGTCCGCGAACGGATGGGGCGCTCGACGATGTACACCTTGACCCCGGCAGCATATGCACCCCTGCAAGAGTCGCACCCCGCAGCAGATGCACCACCCCCCCCGCAGCTCACGACAGAAACCCCCGCAGCAGCCGCACCCAGAACCGTAATAGAACCATCAAGTGAACCATCACCTCTTGCTGACGATGATCAGCCATCGAAGATTTCGAAGCCGAAGTGCCCAACCCAGGCAATCGTCGATTTGTTCAACAAGACGATTCCAGAGTTTCCTCGAGTCGTGATGTTGACCAAGGATCGGATCGCCAAAATCGGTGCCCGCTGGAACGAAAGCGAAGTGCACCAGGATCTCCAGTTCTGGGCTGAGTACTTCGCACTGGTGCGCTCGAGCAAGTTCCTGATGGGGGAGGTATCCGCTTCTGGGGGCAACCCTTTCCGCTGCAACTTCGACTGGCTGATTGCGCCGAGCAACTTCGTCAAGGTCGTGGAGGGTAACTACCATGCGTGACCCTCACAGCGCGGAGGCCGAACACAGCCTGCTGGGCGCCATGATGCAGCGTCCAGACCTGATCGATACCCTTTCCGAAGACTTGTCCGCCGAGGCGTTTTACTTCCCGGCAAACGCCGAGGTGTACCGCAGCATCATCGCCATTCGTTCGTCTGGTCAGGCGGTGGACTTCTTGACTGTCGGGAATCACATCGGCTCGATGGATGACGGGAGCCCGGCATTTGCCTATTGCGCCGAGATCGTCAAAAACACGCCAAGTATTGCTAACGCTCGGACATACGCCCAGATCGTTCGTGAGCGGGCCATTGACCGGGCGCTCTACGACCTTGGTAGCCAGGCGATGGAGATTTCCCAGGGTACAGAGGATACGCAGGCGAAGATTGCGGCTATCCAAGCGGCGGCCATGGCGATTGATTGCGGTTCGGGTGATGACGATATCGTCAAAGTGGGTGACGTACTCGTTGACCAGCTGGAAGTTTGGCAGGAGCGCCATGATCGGCATTCCCGCGGAGAAACGTTGATTGGCCTATCGACCGGCCTGCGAGACTTAGACGAAAAGCTGGGTGGCCTTCAACCGGATCACCTGTACATCGTTGCGGGCCGCCCAGCGATGGGCAAGACCACGCTCGCCATGGGCTTTGTCATCGACGCCGCTGTGCGCCAAAGCAAGTCGGCACTCGTTATCAGTTGTGAAATGAACAAGGGGCAGCTGCTGGACCGGGCAGTGGCTTCCGAGGGTCGCATTCCGCTCACGCTGGTGAAGAACGGGACTGCCTGTGAGACCCACGGCACCGAACTCGCCGCAGCAGCCGGCGTGTTGCGCCGCGCGCCGTTGTACATCGCTGACCGTGCTGGCTCGTCGATTGGTCGCATCCGTTCGCTGGCCCGCCGTCACAAGATGCGTTACGGCCTCGACCTGTTGATGATCGATTACCTGCAATTGCTGGAAGGCGAGGGCGGTAACCGAACCGAAGAAGTCAGCAGCATCAGCCGCGGTTGCAAGCTGCTCGCCAAGGAGCTGGGCATCCCCGTTGTGCTGTTGAGCCAGCTTTCGCGCAAATGCGAAGAGCGCCCGAACAAGCGGCCCATTCCCTCGGATTTGAGGGAGTCAGGCGCCATCGAGCAAGACGCCGACGTGATCTTGTTCGTGTACCGCGACGAGGTCTATCACGAAAACACCGAAGCCAAGGGCATTGCCGAAATCATCATCGGCAAGGGTCGCGACATCGAGATGGGCACTGTCCGCACGGCCTTTCTAGGCCAGTACAACCGTTTTGAAAACCTTGCTGCCGGGTGGAAGCCAGAGGCTGTCGAGCAGCCGGAGAAAGTCACCAGCTTGGCCAACCGTTACCGAAAAAAGGAATCGTTCTGATGGACTCTCAGCGACTCGCTGTTCCCGATCCGGCCACTTACCGCTTCGCGGTGTTTTGCTGCTCTTTCAAGATGGAGTTGGGCAGCACCCCGGACCATGCCTTGGCGCTGTTCGCCGACGAGGCCATGGCCAAGCGTTATGGTGCGTGGATGTGGCCTTCCACGTTCGAGGTGGTGGATCGTCTCGCCCAACAGAGGGCGACCGTTTGAGCTCCCTGATCAAGACCCTGACCGTGAAGCTGTCGGATGCCGAAATTCAACGCAACGCCAGGCTCGAGCATGTGCGTGATCTGCGGGATGCCAGCCATCCCGCGTTGCATTTCCGCTATGCGAAGAATCGCGCCCGCGGCTCGTGGTACCTGCTGAACAAGCGCCAGTGGCACCGCATCGGCGGATTTCCCGACCTGAATACCAAACAGGTGGTCGCGGCATTACCGGCAGTGCGTTTGCGAGTGGCGGCCGATGGTTCCGCCAGCGTTTCGGGTTGGGTGACCGTCGGCGAGCTGCTGGACTGGTTTGGCGATCGCATGGCCCGCTCGCGCGCGCTGTCCGCTAAGCGCCGTTCCGCGGGCAAGTCAGCCATCAGTTGCCAGCTCAAACCGCGTTTGGGGGATTTGCTGATTCGCGACGTCAATGCCCAGACCCTGGACAAGTTGCTGATGTGGCCGGCTCAGGCACTGTTGTCGCTGTCGTACGTCCAGCAACTGTACCGACTGCTCGCGGTGGCCTTTCGTCAAGCGCGAAAGCTTGACCTGATCCCAGCCAACCCGATGGCGGAGCTCAAGTTCATCAATTTCACGACGGCGCGCATCCTGCCCAAGCCTGCACGTCTGCGCGATGTGCAGTTGCCCGAGCTGATGGAACAGCTGACCGAGCGATTCGAGACTGCACCCGGTGACGCCATGCTGGCCCTGATGATGCTTTGCCACGGCACCCGCATTGGCGAAACCCGCCAGTCCCGTTGGGCCGACATCGCGCTGCCTGAGCGTGAGTGGTTCCTGCCGGCCGAACATACCAAGAGCAAGACCGAGCTGCGGGTGCCACTGACCGATCAAGTCTGCGAGTTGCTGCGCCGCTACCGGGACCGGCAGGCCGGCCAAGGGTATGAGGGGCCGTTTCTGTTCCCGTCTCGCCGAGGAAAGCCGCTCAGCGATAACCAGGCAAGCGCCGTGTTCACCCGATTGGGGCAGGGCGCCTGGACCAGCCACGACTTGCGCAAGGTGGCGCGTACCGCATGGACTGACCTCGGCGTCGACGGGCACATCGGCGAGATGTTGTTGAACCATTCCCTAGGCAAGATCGCTTCGACCTACATCAATACCCAGGCCAAGGAGCAGCGCCGGCTGGCGCTGGTGAAGTGGCACAACTGGTTAGATGAGCGTGGCTTTACGGCGATCCATGAGCAGACAGGCGCTAGATATGAAGATTCGCAAAACCTCGTAGACGCTTTGAATAGCGTGGCCTGCGAGTCAATTCCGCAATTTGTTAAGGGCGAGGTTTTAAACCATGCAGAAAGGACCGATGCCTGGCTTTAAGCGGGAACGGATTGAGCTGGAGCCATGCTCGATCTGCAAGGGGAAAGCAGTAATTAAGGGGGTGTTTTATGAGCTGATCTGCACTGATTGCAACGGCTCAGGTTGGGTTGTTGGAGGTAGCAAGTTGGTGCTTTCTTCAGACGAACTGGTCACACAATTGAGCTTTAGATTGCAGGAGGCTCAACGCGAAATCGCGGCGCTGAAAAGACCGGCCAACATGTCCGGATTCCAGCGACAGGACAAACAATCGAACCGCCTGGGGGCGGGCGGCACAAATTACACAGGGGATTGAGACCATGATGATTCGTAAGCCGGCAGGCCGACCGTTGGGTGACACTGAGTATCTGCTGGAGCAGTGGGGCTGGTGGCGGATGGATGGAATGGGAGTGCCTGGTTACACATCACCGACTTTCGCGCTAATGCGCCAAGCTGTAGCACAGCCGGTGGCGAGCAAGAACTATTGCATCACGGACGATTGGGCGATTGCGATTGACCATGCGGTTGCCAGGTTGTCGCTGCGAGATCAGCAGATGGGCGACATAATCTGGCTGTATTTCGGTGCGAAATGGCCGATGGTTCGTGTGGGCAAGCACTATGGCATTAGCGAAGGCAAGGCCAGAGAGTTGGCAAGGGCAGGGGCTGCTTGGATTGACTGCGCTGTGAGTGACATCAGAGCTGCTGCTTGACGTGAGTAACGAAACTTAGCCACCCGAAAAAAGACCTTTTCCGCGCGGAATAGATTTGTTTTTATAGCAGCGTGAATTGCTGTGAACGCAGCGAGACGCTTTCAAGAACCCGGCCATCGAGTCGGGTTTTTTGTTCCCATTTATAAGCCCTGCCGTCGAGCAGGGCTTTTTCGTTTTTCGGCCCCATGCCTGGCTCTTTGCTTCAAGCGGATGACAGTGACATGGAGGCCGGACCTATTCGAGGACTACAGATGAACACTGAGCACCAGGCTCTTGCTGATGTGCCCCTTTGGCTATTGGTATTGTTGAGCATGGCCGGTTTGTCCGGGGAAATGCTGAGGGCATCGGGTACCGACCTTGGGCTTCGGCAGATCCTCCAACGAGTGGCCTTGCGCTTTCTTGCGTCGGGTCTATTGGGTATGGCCACGCTGCTGCTCGCGATGGCGCTGTGGAGCAATCTCTACTTGGCTGCTGGCTTAGGCATCGTTACTGCGGTGATCGGTGCAGACGTCGCGGGTGGTCTATACACCCAGTTCCTGGCTAAGAAAGCCGGTATTAACTCCCGCAACTCATAGGGAGGTGAGGGGAAAATGTTCAAGCTCGACATCGGCGTCAATGACGCACCGCTGACCAAGTCAGCGATGGAGTTGCAGCGGCGGCACATCCCCTTTGCGTTGGTCCTCACGGCAACGCGCCTGGCCCAGCGGGTCAAAGAAGGCGAGTTGTCGGTGCTGAAAAAGCGCCTGGATCGGCCAACCCCGACCACGCTCAATAGCCTGTTTGTGAAGGCGGCGACGACCAAGGGCAAGCCCGCGCAGGTCTATTTCAAGGACCAATGGACGTCAGGCATACCGGCCGACACCTACCTGCAACAGGCGGTGTTCGGTGGCTTGCGGCCGCATAAGCGCTTTGAAAAGTCGCTGATCGCGCGCGGCATCATGCGGGCAGGCCAATACGCGCTGCCGTCGGCATCGTTCCTCAATCAGTACGGCAACGTATCGCGGGGGACAATGACCAAGGTGCTATCCGGTTTAGGCGCGGCCGAGTCGGGTCGCGGCTATGCGGCCAACGCCACGGACAGCAAACGCAGCATGAGTAAGGGCAATAGGCGCTTCTTTGGTGGTGTGGTTGGCGATGAGTCGGGTGTCTGGGAGCGAATGAATACGAAGTGGGGCGATGCTGTTCGGCCCGTGTTCATCTTCAGCGATGGCCCGCCGGGTTATCGCACCATCTTCCCGTACTTCAAGATCGCGGAAAACATCGTCAAGGCCAACAAGGACCGTGAGTTTGCCGGCGCGCTGGCCGAGACCATGGCCACGGCCAGGCCTTGAGCCGTTACCCCCGAAAAAAGATCGAAAAAAGCCGGTCTTCGTGCATTTTTCGCTTGACGGTCGTGGCTTGGTCGGGGCCGGCCCGTGGGCAATGGGTCCTCCCGGTGGGGTGGGGCATAGGGGGTAATTCGGGCCCCGCTCTTTCGTTATGTATGAGGCATTTTCAGAGGTTGGTTGTTGTTTAGTTATGGCCATTTCTTCGATCGCACGAAAGCCGGGCTGGCTTAACAAAAAGCAAATGGCCGAAAGTTTGGATATTTCTGTCCAGGCCTTTGATAAATGGGGCGTCGAGCCGGTAGCCAAGATCGGACGCGAGTCGTTTTATGACGTGCGTTCGGTGCTGGATAACCGGCTCAAACACCACGGCGACAAACAACAACCGACAGGACCTGACGGCGAAATCATCGACCCGCTCATTGATTACCGCTTGCAGCAAGAACGCCTGCGCCTGACTTCGGCCCAGGCCGATGCCCAAGAGCGCAAAAACCAGGTCCTGGAAAAGGAGCTGGTGCCCGTGGGTTTTATGGTGTTTGCCCTGGGTCGCTTGTCCGCCCTATTGGGTTCGAAGCTGGACACCATTCCCAAGAATTTAAAACGCAAACATCCCGACCTGGCCATCCGGCACATGGAAGGAATCGAGCGCGAAATTGCCGTTACGCGTAACGAGGCTGTTGGGTTGTCCGAAGCCATTCCGGAGATTTTGGATGACTACATCGCCACCTTGGATCAGGGGTCTGGCTGAGGCTGTTCGCCGGGGACTTGATTCGCTGTACAAAGAACCACCGATGACAGCGGTGGAGTGGGCCGACAAACATTTTTATCTATCGTCGGAATCCTCCTACCAGCAAGGGCGCTGGGAGACGGCCGCGTTTCAGGTGGCCATTCTCAACGCCATGGGCAACGACCTGATCCGGGTGTTCAACCTGCACAAGTCGGCCCGCGTTGGTTACACCAAGATGTTGATGGCGAACATCGGCTACAAGATCCAGCACAAAAAACGCAACGTGCTGAGCTACTGCCCGACCGATCCCGATGCTGACGAGCTGATGAAACGGCACGTCGACACGATGATTCGTGACGTACCGGTGCTGCTGGCCTTGGCGCCCTGGTCGGGCAAAAAGAACAGCGACAACACGCAAGACGCCAAGCGTTTCGAAAACCAGAAAATGTTGTGGTGCCTGGGTGGCAAGGCGGCCCGTAACTACCGTGAGAAAAGCCCGGACGAGGTGATTTACGACGAGCTGTCGAAATTCGATCACGACATTGAGGGGGAGGGCTCGCCAACTTCCTTGGGGGATAAGCGCCTTGAGGGAGCGACCTACAAGAAATCGATACGCGGTTCCACGCTCGGCATTGCCGGGCAGTGCCAGATCAGCCGGGCGGCCGAGAAGTCGCCGCACTTCTTGCGCTTTCACATCAAGCCGCCCTGCTGTGGCGGCGAGCAGTACCTAAAGTGGGGCGGCAAAGACGATCCCTATGGGCTCAAGTGG